CTTCATCATCCTCATCTGACTCGTCTTCGTCAGACTCATCTTCTTCATTGATTTCTTCCACTTCTTCTAGATCTTCTGATTCATCTAGAATCTCTTCATCTTCTTCGTCAGCTTCTTCTTTCATAGCCATTTTTTGCATGGCATCAGCTGCATGTGCTTTTGCATTTACTACATCACTTACACTCTTGAGTGTAGCAGCTGGGTCTTTGATTTTAGCTGAGTCATCATCTGACTTGTAGTTTTCTGGTGTAGGACCACCAAGGTCTTCCCATCCAGTTGCACTTTGACCATCAGGAATACCTGTGGTTAGATGTGGCATTGGCTCTGCTGGTTTAGCACTTGCATTTACAGCAGATTTGGATTGCTTTGTGCCTACTTCCATTTCTTGTAAGTTTTTTCCACGAGACATTTGAACTCTCCGATTTACCTTTTTATTAAATCTATATTTATTTATAATTTATGAAATTACAAAGAATTTAAAAATTGATCAAATAGTTCAATTTTTCTTTCTTCCAATTGTCTAGTGTCAACTAGATGATTTATCTTTTTCTTAGTGTTTTCTAATAACCAAGAATTCCTTGATACATCGTATATCCATTCAACGCCTTCCATAATTCCGTTTACAAATGCATCTGGAGCAGATGGATCAGCAACTATATCAGCAGCAGTTGCTAACATAAAGTCATCTGAAACATAACGAACTCCATTTCTTTCAACTAGTGATCCAATTCCACGAGAAGAAACTCCCAATTTTACTCCTTCCGATATAAGTGAAGAAGCAATTTTACCCATTGGAGTATCTAAGATTTTAGCTTTCCCTATAAAATTATTACCATCTTCTCTTAGAGAGGTAATCATATGTGAAACTCTATCCAGATTTACTGTTGGTCCATCTGGGTGTCCCAATTCACCTAAAGCTCTACCTTTTTGGATATAATTGTCACTATATCTTGTTACTTCCCTGGAAAGGGTTTCCATTGGGTAGCATCTACCATTACGATTTTTTATATCTGCTTGTAAAAAAATTCCCTCTATGTAGAGAGATTTTTTACCATTTTTTTCCTCAGTAATAAATTTTACTTTAGAAATTTCTTCCGTGATTAGTTTCATAGCTTTAGTTTGTAAATGCTACTTTGTTTACTTTTATTCCAGAGGTTGCATAAATTACATCAGTTGGTAGTTTCTCTAGGAATTCAACGGAATCACCAGGAATACTAAAACTATATGTTGTTCCAGCACCAACAGATGTTGATATACTTACTGTAACTATTCCACTAGTATTATTGTGCAATCTAACGCAAGTTGCAGAAGAAATACTAGATGCTGTACCAGCAGTAGTTGGAATTGTTACTATATCAGAAAGAATTTTAGTTCTTTGCATTATTTTGTTTTTGATTCGATTTAGTTATTTATTATTATTCGTTTTCTCCGAATAAAGAAGCAGCTACTTGTGGTCTATAAGAATCTATTTTTTCTGCTGATTTTGCAAATAGTAATTCTTTTATTTTGTCGCTGATCTGAGAAGGTGATTCATCAGAAGCAACCATGTCCATTAGTTCATCCATGATTTTAAAATTTTAATGTATTTTTAATTATTTAGAGATTAAATCTCACCACCAGTTGGTGGTTCGACCGCCTTTTCATTTGCTTGAGGTTCAATTGGAACCTTTCCCATTTCTCCTTGTATATTGTCTCCTCCATCTAGAGGCATTCCAGTAGCTGGATCGACAGGTTGATTTGGATCAGGAATAATTCCGTCTTCTATTTCTTTCTTTATTATTTCGTCTTGCTCTACTATTTCTTGATCAGTTTGCCTCAATATATTTCTTCTTACATAATCTTGAGAATAATACTTTCCAATGTATGGCTCAGCCATTGACAACATATTCAATCTATCTGTCATTAATTCTGATTCTTTTAGCTCTGCAAAATGATTATCATATAAGAAATCATATTGTATGTGCTCACTCATTGAATCCCAATCTTCTGGAGTAATTATATTCTTAAGAATTAATTGAGTTCTTAACATATCACTAAACATGTTAGAGAATCTTTTTCTTAATCTTCCTACAAATTTACTGAATTTTAATTCGTCTCTTAAGATCTCTGAGGATCTACCTAGATTGAATCCACCTTCACCATCAATTCTAGATGAAGGAACATTTAATGCTTTGTATAATTTAGATTGGAAGTAATTTATATCAGTGATCTCGCCAAGGTTTTGTCCGCCAGGTAAAGTATCAATTTGAGTTCCTCTGCCACCTTCACGACGAGGTAACCAAAAATCTTCCAACATACTCATGAACTTCTTATCATCTCTGATTTCACCAGTTGATGCATCATATACTAGTTTATTTCTATAACGCATCATGACATCACGAAGATATTGCTCTGCCTTTACTTTTGGTAGATTGCCAACATCAATGTAAAAAATACGACGCTCTGGTGCACGAGATAATCTATAAATCACCAATGAATCTTCAATCATTCTCAATTGATTGAGAGCTTTTATTGCCTTATTCAAATAAGAAAGTGTTGTACCTTTATTTCTGTCAACTAAACCTGAAGTACAATATGTAATTGCATCTTTGGCTATTTTTATTCCTCTATCTGGAGAAGCCGTTCCCATATTGGCGATTCCACCACCAACTGGATATGAACTTTTAGGATCGTATATAAAATATTCTTCTATTTCTGGGAACTTAAAGTTCATTGGATTTTGGTCTCCAACTAAACCGTTACCACTTCCTCTTACTCTATCTTCTTCCTTTTTATTTTTCTTTTCCTGTCTCACATACCTCATTTTCATGGAGTCTATGTATCTCAACTCCTGAATTCCATCCTGAGGCTTCTTTAAATCGATTACTTTATGATAATATAATCTACCATCAATATACCAATTCCTGTATATTTCATGAGATTTTTTGTTAAAATCTAATAACTCAAGTATGTACTTAAATTCTTGTCTTATTTTTTGCTTTATTCCATCGCTAGCATTAAGATTTGACAATTCGATTTGAATTGGTGAATCATTAGTATCAGATACAATAGCTTCATTTACTATATCTTCAATGGCACTATCCACTTCTGGATGTAGTGCCATTTCTCTATATCTTTTTATTAAATCAAACTCTGTCCTATATACACCTTCAATATCTACATATGAACCAAAAAACCCACTGGTTAAATAATGATCAACCCCATCCTCATCATTCGGTGGGACGGGGGACAATACAGACGGACTTATTTTATCTGAATCTTCAATAGAAAAACCAAAAAGTCTTGCCATAATTTATTTTTTTACTTTATCTTATATTTAGTGTCAATTACTTGATCACATTAGATGCGCCTGCTTGGTCAGAAACATTACCTTCACCTGCAGTCCAGTAAAGAATCTGGAATTCTACGGTATAAGTTTCAATGTCATCACTTGTATCATATGATAAATCAATTTGACTGACATTAGTTGGGAATATACTCCAGAACTTGTAAGATCTTAATGGAGTTAAAGATTCACCATTTGCAGTTCCATAATTTCCCTTTGATTCTTTGGTTTTGCCTCTACCTAATTGATAGACATAGGCATCTGTCATGTATGATTCTGGATTGGTGGCACCAGTTGCATTCTCTAGTTTGTTGATGTGGTTCATCCACTTCTCAAATGCTGTTCTTAACTTAAAGTTCTCATCATTTATTACTGTTACAGTCCATGGATCGAATGTCCTGTCTCCTGCAACTTTTAAAATACGACCTCTAAATGGAACATCAATTGGGTTAACATTTGATGCAGGTAAAGCAGCAGACTTACATAAAAAGCTAAAAGTTTCAGATTCTGCTCCTGCTCCAGATCCCCAAATATTAGAGATTGGCGCAGGAAAACTAGGAATACTTACTTCGAATAGATTGGGGCGAGCGCCCCCACCAGCTAGTCTTTCTTTAAATTGGCTGATAGTTCTTAATTGTGACATTTTTAGTTCCTCCTAAGGTAATTAAAAAGTTAATTATACTCTACCTGTAACTTCTTCGAAGCTAATTCCAGTTCTGGTAGCAACGAAAGTAAGAGTAACATAATTAATTGATTTTGTTGGCTTCAAGAAAATGTCAGCTCTAAATTCATTGTTATCAATTACTTCAGGAGTGTTATTTGTTTCATCGCAAATAACCCTAAAGTCAAACAATCCACGCTTTGCTTGGACATCGCGCAAGTATGGTTCAACAATATTCACAAAGTTTGCACGAGTTAGAGGATCGTTCAATTCAAACAATTGAGCTTGAGCGGTTCTTTCAAGTGCCTGTTCAACAGTTAAGAACAATCTACGAACATTGATTCTATCAAAAGCTGATGCATATCCAAGAGCAGTTTTATCACCAAATAAGAGAATTCCAATTCCAGGTTGATTTATAATTGAATTTATTCTTATTGGATACAACCTGTCTCTTTGATCTTTGCTTGGATTATAAGCTAGTTTAATAGCATTATTTAAAATTCCTCTTTGTTGTCCAGCTGGAGAATACCAAGGATAAGAATTAAGACTTGTTCTTACCATCAATCCAGCAATATCAGCATTACATGGGATGTATCTGAACTTGTTGTTAAATCTATCATAGGTATACTTGTATCCAGTATCAAACACAGTGTAAGATGATGATGACAATGGACTGAAAAATTCAATTACTTCATTGGTTTGATCTTCTGTATTAGTTCTATCTACCACATCTTCTCTATGTGGAGAAATTACAGCAATACAATCTTTTCTTGCATTTGCAATTGAAATTAATTCTTGTGCTTTTGCTTGAGATTGTGACTTATCTAATAGGCCAGGACCCATTATGAGGTAATCGACTTGAATTTGATCTTTGTTAGAGAACAATCTATATGAAGTTGAAAGATCAGATAATTGGGCTGCCATACCTTTGTTGACGCCATAATCTGCTCCACCAGATAAAGTATAAGTTACATTACCGATTGCACCAAATGTGCTATCTTGTGCAGTTGTGTTCCACAAACCAGCTGCAGTTGTTAGTCCAACAAATCCAGAGGAGAAACCGGTTTGATATACAGTTTCGTTATTATCGCCATCTGAAGGGTTGTCCCCAGCATACACATATTCTGAGAATTGAGCAAGATATTCTTTCCACCAAATTTTTTGTGGTGAATTTATAGCAGAAATTGAATCAGTAGCTTTTGATAGGAATAAATGCTTTTCAAGTAAATTACCTTGAATTCCAGTTATTTCTCCAGTATCATCTACAATTGCAATGTGGATGGAATCATTTCTTCCACTTCTTTCTGCTACATATTGATTTGTAGTTGGTTTTGGTGCAAGTGATTTCCAGAATATTGAACTATTTGATAAACCAAGTGTTTGTTGATCGTACCAATCTAATACGCCACCAGAACCAGAAAGAGTAGTACTTCCAACTGAAGCTCCAGTATCTGATATTACTGATACTGTATTTCCAAGTAAAAATGACTTCAATTGATCTCTTGTTGCGTAGTCAACAGGGGCTTCCACTCCAGCACTGGAAACAGTAGAGACTATTTTTACATCTACGGTTTGATTTGTTGTGCTAATTCCAGTAATGATGGATTTTAAGTAACCATTAAACAATGAAGTGGTACCTACACCAGCTACTGTTACATTAGTCAATCTGGTAGTAACTGCATATCCAACTTGAGCAGTAGAAACTGTTGAACCCAGTTTCAAAATTTGGTCTGCTTTATCATCAATTACGCAAACTTTAAGATTGTTTGACCATGTTCCTGGAGTTTTTGCAGCAAAAACAAACTCCACATTATCATTTGAAGCATACTCTGATTCATACTCATCAAAGTTTTTAATGAGTAGATTAGATACTCCAACTGTTGAAATGCCGCTTGCCAATCTTGCAGCATTTGCATTTACTAGACTGCTTCCTGAAGTTCTTACTACTTTAAGAACTCCACCGTAAGACAAGAATGAAGATGCGCTCATCCAATATTCGTATTGAGCATCCTTTGAACTTGGCTTACCAAATACATTGATTAGTTGTTGCTCCGTGGAAATATCAACTGGATCATCAACAGGTCCTATTGCAAATGGCCCTGCAATTGCTCCAATATTATCGAGTACATTGTCAGCTCTTCCTACAGTTAAATCAACCTCTCTGACAAGTACGCCTGGAGATAATTGAGGAGTCGCCATATTTTTCTCCCTAAAAAATCAGTTTCTCTAAAAAATATTTATGAAAAACTTTATTTACATGACATGCAATTAAAAATTGTACTCCCACATATAAGACATATCCCCATATTCATCTGTAAACCATCTCGTTCCTTCACTGTCAACGAAATTTTCAGATTCTGTGCCATCCACTATGAATCCAAAGGGTGCCATATCTTGTTCTAATTGATTCTGTTGTTCTTCGTATAATTTTTTACGGACATCATTGTCCGTCATCTCTTTAAAATAGTCTTGTACTATTAACCATGCAAATATAACAAGACACATGGCTAAGTCATCATTACATCCTTCTTCAGCTTCAAATGAATTATATTTCTGGACAAATGTAGTTAATTCTGATATAATATCATAGTCACTGACTAATAACTTTTCTTCTTCTATAACTGCCTTCAAATTTAAACAGCCAACTTTCTTGACTGTTTTTGACATCTTGACTCCCATCTGAGTTTTCTTGCCAGAGAAACCCTGTCCAACAATCTGTCCAGCTCTACCA